TTCACTCCGTCCCTGTGAGGGTATGAGTTCCAAAATTCATCAAATCGCCCAATAGATACTATTGGTTCTGGTTCTGGTTCTGGTATGGTTTTATTTGGGTTTTCCGAAACAGAACCATTCGCTTTTTCTATGTCATTGTTTTTTAATGATTTAGGTCTTCCACCCTTGGAACCATTTTCTCTATTCTTTTGGATTTTTTCTTGCGTATTTTTCCAGATTTTTTGCAGGTTTTTTTGCGTAATCTCGCCATTCTCTATGACAAGGAACTTTTCCAGGCGAGCCTTTACCTTCACCCATTTTGCTTTTGTAAGACCTACAATCCTGGCTATGTCCTTGTCATCGTCAGGTACTGCACCATTCCGCCGCCACATGGCCGCAAGCAACAGAAGGTAAGCTCCGTGCTCTTCTGTTGTCAGGTGGGTTGTATCTGCGATGTAGGCATCCCAGAACATAGGCATAGAAGGCGCCTGGCTCATTTATACGCCTCCTCCAATTTTCTCTTGGTATTTTTCATATCACATCACTCCCAAATCGCGTTCAGGGCCGGGTTGCACATCACCCTGGCAGTTCCGATAGCGCCCTGCCGCTGCTTTGCGACGATTATCTCCATGCGATTGTGCGCGGCATTCATTGCCGCCTCCCAAGCCTCCCTGCGCTCCATGTTCGAACCATCCGGTTCTTCGCGCGAGAGGTAGTATTCATCTCGGTAGCAGAACATCACCGTGTCGGCGTCCTGCTCAAGCTGTCCGCTTTCACGCAGATCGCTCATCATCGGCCGCTTATCTTCTCTGGATTCGAGCTGCCGTGACAGCTGCGATAAAGCCAAGACTGGCACGTTCAGCTCACCGGCCAGCGCCTTGAGCGCCATGCTTATCTTGGTGATTTCCTCGTACCGGCTGTTTGCTTTGGTGGTGAGCAACTGTGCGTAATCCACGATAAGAAGACGCATGTTTTCCTCACCGAGAATTCGCCTAGCCTGTCTGGCGCCGGCACGCAGTGCGCCGAGGTCGGAGAACTCGCGCGGCAGGAAAGTGATTGGCAGCTCAGCAACCTCCTGAACAGCCTGCTTGAAGGATTCAATATGTCCTTCGCTCATGCTTCCTCGCCGCATCGATGCGTATTCGACCGCCATGTTCTGGCGCACCGTCTGTTCCGAAATCGCCCGAAGCGCCATTGCCTCAGGATTCATCTCCAAGCTGCAGATCACGACGCCGTGGCCTTGTCGCGCTACGTTTAGGCCCATCGACAGCGCCACCGCCGTCTTTCCCATCGATGGGCGTCCGCCGAGCAGGATCAATTCGCCCGGGAATAAGCCAGAGACAATGCGGTCTAGCGCGTCGATACCGGAATGCACCGCCTGCCCGTCCTCGCCGTTGTGCGCCGCCACGGTTTGCTCATACGCTATGGTGACGGCATTCATCATCGAAACAGGCTTGGCGCGCTGCGACGGTGCCGCTGCGAGCATTTCCGCCTCAAGTGCGGCCGCGATGTCAGCAGCCGACCGTTCACCGCGCAAAACGGCAGCCCGTGCCTCCGCGGTGGCATCCAGGATGCGGCGCTTGGCTGCCATGTCGGATAGGATGCCGATATAATGATCGAAGCTGCTTTTTCCGGGCGCTGCGCCAGCCAGCCGCGCCAGGTATCTCTGGCCTCCGAGTTCTTCCATGCCTTCGCATCCGCGCGCCCATTCCGACATCGAAACAGGGCTGACGAATGCACCCGCAAGATCGCGATCTCGCATTGCATCGAACATGGCCGCGTGAACGCCATCATAAAACAGACCCTTGCCGCCAGCCGCAGCGGTGCGGCCGATCAGTTCCGGCGACAGAAGCATCTGCCCGAGAACGGCCTGTTCTGCCTCCGCGATGTATGGTGCCTGATCTTCCTGCCTCAGCTGCGCGACTTCATTCATTTTTGTTGCACCTTTTCAGCAATGCGGCGCGCCAGATCACCGATCTGCTGCCAGTTCCCGTTTTCCTGCCGTTGGTTTTCGGCGCGCTCTGGAATCTCATCCGCGCTCGTGCTGGCGTCCTCGTTGATCCGCTCGTTGAAGGTCATCCCTCCCTCCCGACAAACTCAATCGGCCCGCTGCCGCGAGCGTCGAACAGGTGCCAGGCGCAATTGTCCTTGCCGCTCGTGGTCGTGCCCTCGATCCAGATCAATCTGCCAACTGATACGACTTTCCGGCACAGGTGCTGGTACGGCGCGCTCTGCTTTGTGTGAAGCCAGTCCGCGTCGAATAGGAGCCATGTCGGGCGCATGGCCGAGAAATGCTCAATCATCCGGTGCAGGATTGGGCGCGTCCAAACTGGGTTTGTGATGATGTGCGTTGCGCCGGTACAGTCCAGGTCTTGGAGCGTTACCGTCAGCGCGTCCAGGCGATACACGCACTCTACCTCAGGCTCGATATCTGTCGCCACAACGCACTCTGGACCGTATGCCTGAATGCCGCGAACCAGATCACCAGCCGCAGCACACGGCTCCCAGAACCTGACTCCCCATGGCAAATGAGGTGCTAGGATGGCAGCGGCTCTCGGGTCAAATGTCCTGTATTTGTCTTTCGGCCTGCGCCGAAAGCTGCTCCGCTTTCCCATCACGCCGCCCTCCGCCAAACCTCAGCTGCGGCGCGCAGCTCTTCAGCCGCCGCCGCCGCCATTTTCTGGGCGAGTTCGCGCTCTCGCCATTGCTCGATGGTGATCTTGTTCCAGCGCGTCAGCTCGCGCTTGGGCAGACCGAGGCGCGCCGCGGTCGTGCCGATACGCTGCTCATTGGTCTCGAAATGATCGGCCATTTCACGACGGCCAACACCGGACCGCCACATGGACGCGAAATCAGCCTCTTGTCCATGCCTGATCAGATGAAACCGTTCCCGCGGGTAGCTCGGCCGAGCTGGAAGACCCCGCGCCGCCGCCCGGCACCTGACCGCCTGCTCAGAGATATTCAGCCGCGCCCCGATTTCCGCCAGCGTCATGCCGTAGTCGTTCCACATGCGCGCGAATTCGGCGCCGGAGACCTTTTTTCCCCTATGCGATTTCATGGCGACACCTCGATCACGACCAGACCGCCTTTCACCACCTCTGCGAACGCCGGTGGAAACACGGGACGAAATCCACTGTCATCACAACCCATTGCATCGGCGATTCCGTCGATTGCCGCCTTCATCGGGAAAGCGAGATTTGCCACATCACGTCGCCGGAGATCCGGCGGGTGATAGGTGAAGCGAAGGGTGGCGTGCGGCATGGACGTTTTGACCCCGGCCGCCAGCGCCATCCAGTGTGCGTTCTGCCGATAGCTCTTCTTCGCCTTGTGCGCCTTGATCCGGCGGACACGGTGACCGTTGCTGTAATTCGAGGACAGCTCCTTCGGAGGCCACGGCAAGACGACCTGCATCAGACCATCCCCAACGCTTCTTTGTACATTTCCAGCACCGCCTCTTCCTCGGCAATGTCGTCCTTGTTGCGCTTGCGCAGCGCGATCACCTTGCGCATCACCTTGGTGTCGTAACCGCGGCCCTTGGCTTCTGCCATCACCTCCTTCTGCTGCTCGGCGATGTTCTTCTTTTCCATCTCCAGCCGCTCGAACCGTTCGATGAACTGGCGCAGCTCGGCGGCGGTGACGCGGTATGCTGCATCGCGTACTTCTCGGTCAGCATCGGTTTCCTTCATCATGCCGTATCTCCCTGTTTGATGTGATGACCCTCGACAGCCACCAGCGCAGCCTTGGCTTTCTGCCATGCCTTTCGCAGCTTGTTGCTGCGCTGGTGGCGTGCCTTGGCCTGCTCGAATGCCATCCTGGTCAGGTACTCTCTGGCGCGCGCTTCGATGATGTCCGCGCTGATCACGCCATTGCCTCCAAGGCAGTCAGGTCGCGATCGGTCCTCACGCGCATGTCGACGGTTCCGAACCAGCTTTCGCGGCTGGCAGAAGTCCGGCGATAGTCGGTCCCCCAGCCCCTGGACCGAGCGACACCCGCGCACCTCTGCATGCTCTCGCCTGTCAGCTCCGCCATATCCTCCAGCGTGCAGTCGCCGCCTGTTTCCTGGATCAGCCAGTGGATTTGATAGGCGATCCGCTCGATACGCGGGCTCTTGATCGGGTGGCCCATCATGCCGCATCATCCTGTTGATTTTTTGCGATGTAATCGCGAATGCGGTCTGCGGTAGCAAGCGTCGGGCTGGCCTTGCCATCCTTCCAATCTTGCCATTGACCCCAGCGCGCATTGATCACATCGCGGAGAAACTTTTGCGGGCTGATATCTCGAGCCGTGCAAAAGAGTTCAATTTCTGAGATAAGCTGTTTCATGGATATATTATGGGACAATTGCCCCATAAAATGCAATGGGTATTTTTTCCTTTTTTACGTTGACAGGGTTTCTTTACCCAGATACCTTTATATCACACCACCCGACGAAGATGCACAGTCCGACCCGGGCATAGACCCAACAGGCAGCAGATCGCGATGGCGCATATGATAAGGGAGAGACGCATGATATTCGCAAACCCAACCAGCCCCACGCTGGAAGAGCTGAACAAGATGATGGAGCGCAATGGCGGCTACCTCGATCTGAGCGGCACGTCCATCACAGCTCCGCCTGATGGCCTCAGCGTCGGCGGCTCCCTCTACCTGGAGGGCACGGATGTCCCTGTGATCTACAGAGATGAGCGCTGCTACGAGCTGCGCCGCATCATGTGCGGATCGGATGAGTGGTGGGTTGCTGGATGCCGCCTGTTCACCAGCCGAGCCGCCGCACTCGCTCATTGGGGTTCCGACGATTACCAGGTTCAGTCGCGCGGAAGTGCATTCTGCGAGGCAATTCGCAACACACCGCGCGAGGTGGCGTGATGTGGCTTCCTGAATTCACATATCATGTCATCGCGCGCTGGCCGGACGGGGACATTCTGACCATCGAGCATGAGCCGACCAAGGACGCGGCATTCGACGCCGCCGCCGATGCCATCACGCAAAACCACTGCGAGGTTCGCGTCGAGATGATCGAGAGGAATCCGGAGACCGGCGGCAGCCTCGGTGTTTCCGACGTGACCGCGATGATGCTCAGCGAGCGCGGGATCGATCTGTCGGCGCTCGATGACGCCGCCTGCGTCGATTGCGGTCATCAGGTCTGCCGGTGCGATGACGCATATGACGACTGGCACGAAAGCCAGGTCGCGGCGGAGTAGCTACATGATCAACCGCTTCATCAGTTCACTCACGGGACGCGACAGCAAGAGCGCGACCGACAGCGCGGGCGAGGTTTCCTCCTCCCTTACCTCGCCCGCGCACCATTTGTCAGACGAGGCGCGTATCAACCTGATCTTGCGCCAGTATTACATAAGGAAAGCAATGGCGGCCTTGGACAAGGCTCAGTTTGAGAAGGAATGTTGAGATGAGCGCGCCTAAGACCGCAATTTGTCCTGAATGCAATAAAGTGGTCAGGCAAGGAAAACCAATGAGGCATCATTTGCATGATGCACACGGAATGACTGGCATGAAAGTGCATTTGATAGCAAATCCGAATGATCGACAGGCTGCAAAAACGAAAACAGCACGACGCGCCAAACCTACTCCTCGGCACGTCGTTGGAATACCTCCATCAGATGATTTTGACGTGATAGAGGATTTTTAATGATGCCAAACGAACCTCGTTTCCTGAACCTTCGCGACGGCGGAAACCTGCCTGAGAAGCCGATGCCGATCTGGCCCTTCATCATCGCTCTGGCCTTGTTCATCGCTCTGACGCTGCACTGCATCGATAATCTGATGACTCAGGCCACCTATGACCAGATCAACGCAGGACGCAGCGACCATGTCTGCGGAAAATGCTGAAAGGAAATACAATGAGCAATCTAACCAATCCAACGGACAATTTGGAAGCTGCGAAGACTGTAGCAATTACTGGCCTAGTCGCTATTCTGGATAACGATGATCCGATGCGCGACGTGCTGAATGCATGGCAGATCATTCGCTTGGCAATATTTGCCGATCTTCGCTCTAATGCAGCTCTTTCCGATTTTATCGCTGCGGCAGAAGCCAAGGCCGACGAAATGCAGGAACTTCTTGACGGGATGGAACAATGAGTGAAGTCACCAAAATTGATCGCCACGAGATCGTGCAGGAACAGCAGTCAGCAGATCCGATGGTCTCTATGATCGAGCGCGTCGTGATGAACCCTGATGCCGATCTGGACAAGCTGGAGCGAATGCTGGCGATGAAAGAACGCATGGACGCTCAGAACGCTAGCCGCGCCTACGCTGCCGCCCTGTCTGCCGCCCGCGCAGAAATACCGCCGATCATCAAGGATGCCACGGTGGACTTCACCAGCCAGAAGGGCCGCACCCACTACAAGCACGAGACGCTGGCCGGCATCGCCAAGACCATCGACCCGATACTGTCAAAGCATGGCCTGTCCTATCGGTTCCGCACCGACCAGGGGAATGGCGGCGTCCGCGTCACCTGCATAGTGCAGCACATGGACGGCCACAGCGAGGAAACCAGCCTGTCCGGCTCCCCGGATGGCTCCGGCAGCAAGAACAGCTTTCAGGCGGTCGGCAGCGCGGTGACGTACCTCCAGCGCTACACGCTAAAGGCCGCTCTCGGACTGTCTGCCGAGGTGGATGACGACGGACAAGAAGCGGCATCAAGGCAGGAACAGAAGCGCGATGAGCGAGACAGAATTCAGCGCGAAATGTCTCATGAGACATATGACAGAGCTGGGTATTTCGACGCCAATGCCGCCGCAAAGCGGATCATGGCGAAGTTGAATGGCGCAGACACGATTGATGATCTGGCCGCGCGCTGGAAATCCGAACAGCTAGTAATCGCCGAAGTGAAGGCTGAGAGCCAGCCGATGTACGACGAAATATGCCACACCAAGGAGGCGCGCAAGACCACGATCAGCGCAACCGAAAACAGCCAGTCGCCAGACATTGACGAAAACGAAATACCGTACTGATGGAGAGAACAATGACCGAAGAAGCACTAGCACCGCGCGACCACAATAATCCGCCTGACACTATCGACGAAATCACCGCCGCATTCGAGGCAATCCGCCTTGAGGCCGAAAACTGGCTCGACGGAGAACAGGTCGAGAACGAAGGCCAGATGAATGCCGTTGACGTGCTGCGCAAGGACATGCGCCGTATGCGTCTTGACCTTGAGGCAGGGCAGAAATCTGCGACTGCACCGCTCTATGACGCCTACAAGAGCGAACTGGCGCGCTGGAAGCCGACAATCGACGACGCCAAGCGCATCGAGAAGGGGCTTGTAGCAGCGGTTGACACGTTCAAGCGCAAGCTGGCAGCCGAGAAAGAGGAGGCGGAGCGCAAGGCCCGCGCCGAGGCCGAGCGCAAGCGCCGCGAGGCAGATGAAGCAGCGCGCAAAGCGAACGCTGCCGACATCGAAGCGCAGCGCGCCGCCGCAGCAGCACAGCAGGAAGCAGAGGAAGCGCAGCGCGCCGCAGCCAAGTCCAGCAAGGAACAGGTCAAGGGACTGCGCACGGTCACGAAGCACGAGATCGAAGACCACAAGGCGGCGCTTCACTGGATCGCAAAGAATGACCGCGATGCAGTCACTGCCTTCATCGAGGACTACGTGCGGCGAAATCACAAAGACAAGACCATTGACGGAGTGAAGGTCTGGCAGGAAAAGGCAGCGTACTGATGACCCAAACAGTCATTCTCCGCACTGACACGCAGCGCTCTATCGCCAAGCGCATGATCGACTCCGCACCGGAAAACGGAGTGGTCAAGATCAGCGAACCGAAGCGAAACAATGACCAGAATGCCCGCATGTGGGCGATGCTGTCGGACGTTTCACGCGCCAAGCCTGAAGGACGCATGTGGCCGCCTGAAACATGGAAATGCGCCTTCATGCACAGCCTCGGCCACCAGGTGCAGTTCGCAGAAGGTTTGGACGGTTCAGGCCCGTTCCCGCTCGGATTTCGCACATCTCGCATGACCGTGCGTCAGATGGCCGACCTGATCACAGTTATTCAGGAATACGGCGACCGGCACGGCGTTCAGTGGAGCGAACCGAACCCGTATGAACGAGGCGCAGCATGACCTCACGCCAGACGAAAACATGGATAGGAAAGCGGCCTGAGACACAGGCACCGGCACGGGTAAAGGCGCGGATCATCATGCGTCAGGACGGTATATGTGCCTGCGGGTGTGGCGTGAAGCTAGGTCTTGCAGGTGAGCTGATCGAGTTCGACCACGAACAGGCGCTAATTCTTGGCGGGGCCAACGACGAGGACAACATGCGTGCCATGCGCCGACCATGCCACAAGGCAAAGACGCGCGATGACGTTGCGCAGAAGTCAGTCGAGGCGAGGAAGCGCAACAAGCACCTCGGTCTGAACAAGCCGAAACGAAAAATGCCGTATCGGAAATTCGACGGAACGCCGGTCTGGCCTGAATAATGGAGGATAGATTGAAAAAGATTGAAAAACTCACCGATGAGCAAAAAGCTGCAATGCCGCGCTATGTCGAAAAGTGGCTCGGATATGGAATCAGTACCGAGCCTGCTGATAGGCGACGTGCAGAATCTGCAATTCGAACGATGTACGAAATCTCTGAGTTAAAGCCGCCAATCATCGTTTGGTGTGACAGCCCCCTTTCTATGATTCTTTCCAAGGAGGCAATGGCCAGCGTCGGTTCCAGCGTCAGGGACAGCGTCTGGTACAGCGTCAGGGCCAGCGTCGGGGCCAGCGTCTGGGACAGCGTCTGGTACAGCGTCTGGTACAGCGTCAGGGCCAGCGTCTGGGACAGCGTCAGGGCCAGCGTCTGGGACAGCGTCAGGGCCAGCGTCTGGGACAGCGTCTGGGACAGCGTCAGGGACAGCGTCTACGGTCAACATGAAGCAGGCTGGATTTCGTTTTACGATTTCTTTCGCGAAGAATGCGGATTGCTTTGCCAAACCGACAGGATGCGCGGATTTATCGAACTGACGAAATCATGTGGTTGGATTTTACCATGCGAGAACATCTGCTTTGCATCAGAACGTCACTACATCTGCACGGTAGATGAGAACGGTCTGATCCACAATGAAACTGGCCCAGCCGTTGCATATCGTGACGGTTTCGAAATCCACGCATGGCACGGAACGCGTGTCCCGTCGAAATGGATCATGTCACCTGATGAGGTCTATCCTGAAGAAGTGATACGCTGCGAGAATGTAGAACAGCGCGCCGCCGGATGCGCCATCATCGGATGGGCGAAAATTGCCGACAAGCTGAATAGGCGTGTTATAGACGGCGACCCTGATAGCGACATCGGCGCTCTGGTCGAACTGACCATGCCTGGCCTGCCTGAACCTGGTCGATTCCTGATGGCGAAGTGCCCGCGCAACGGGACGATATGCGAGGGCGTTCCTCGCACCTCTGATATTGATGGTCTTCCCATCGATACAGCCATTGCCGCGCAGGCATGGCGGGATTGCTTGCCGCAGGATGAGTACATTCACCCGGAGATTAGGTTCTGATGTCTCCTAAATATCTTGATCTGACTGAAATGAGGTTTGGTCGTTTAACCGCGAAGCACACCAGCTTTAAGGAAACTGGAAAACACACAAAATGGCTTTGCGTCTGTGACTGCGGGAATGAGTTAAGTGTGACCGTGCAACGGTTGATGCGCGGAGACACGAAGAGCTGTGGATGCCTGCGCGACGAGAAATGCGCGGAAATAAATAAGACGCATGGGCTAACAGGAACGCGGCTTCACCGAATTTGGAAAGGTATTCTGAGCAGAACAAACAACCACGCTCGTCGTTCTTATCCATATTATGGCGGTCGCGGTATAATAGTTTGTGATGAATGGGGTGAAAGTTTTGAGGCTTTTCGAGATTGGGCGCTCGATAACGGTTATGCGTCAAATCTATCCATCGATCGCATAGACAATGATGGCGACTATTCACCGGAAAATTGCCGGTGGGCCACCGCAAAGGAGCAGGCGGCAAATCGTCGCGCTCGATCTTGCTACCGAAAACAACAGTAAATTCGCACCTGAAGGAGAAAAACCATGCGCGAAGCAATTGCGAACCAAGGCGAAATCCGTATCGATAGTATCGATGTAATGCCAGACGCCGAAACCAAGCCGTTCGAAGAAAAGAACAGCAAAGGTTTCATCATCAGCCACAGCGAGAGCGGGCATCATCACATTCTCGGCGGGGATGTCGAGGTGATGGAGCGTACCGAAGCACCTGCTGGCGCCCGCATCCTCTATGCCATCGTGAAAGAGCCGACGAAGCTGTTTCAGGACGCCGCCGTTCCGCACCAGCCTGTCGATCTCGATCCCGGCATCTACGAATTCCGCATCAAGCGCGAATTTGACCCGTTCGCTGAACAGGCGCGGCGCGTGGCAGACTAACCATCCACTTCGGTGACCGGCCCCGCGCGGGCCGGCATCCCAAGCGGAAACGAAGGAGAGAGAGATGGAAAATAAAACTGTTGGCGATCTGATCTTTGATGAGCAGGTCGAACGAGGTGCCGCTGCACTGCGAGCACATCAGATGGCGGGTCGATTCACTGTTTCTTGGGAAAATATACCAAAGGGACAGAAGAAAAAATGGATCACCGCAGCGGCCATCGTTCTTACCGCCTCGCGCGAGAAAGGCAGTACCGAATGACCATCCGCGAGAAACTGGCCGACTGGATCAGCGGCGGCGCCCGCATGTGCGAGGAGGCGATGAAATGAGCCTGATTGACGACATCAAGCGAGACCGTGATGCCGGGACACCGGGTCCGTGGATACAAAATCTTGGAATGCTAACCAAATATGACGGAGATACAACTAAGCCAATTGAGGTCGCTGGTCTTGGTATGGCTCACTTCTCAGCTGGATCATTGTCATTTTGCCATCAAATCGCAAATTCCCGTCGCATAGCCCGTGTACCAGACATGGAGGCCGCGCTGCTGGCGGCTGAGAATCTCGCGAATGCGGTATCTGTTCTGAGCGGTGCAGCTTGTCTAGACGACGATGGGCCGAGTGACTGGGAGAATATGCGCTCCGCCCTAGTCGCCTACCGCGAGGCCACGAAACAGGCCTGACCTACAACCACAACAACGAACAGAAGGATCACAACCATGCCCCACCCCGTAGACATCCACGTCGGAAAACGCCTTAAATCGCTGCGCCTGCTGCGCGGCCTGACCCAATCAGATGTCGCCAAGGCGCTCGGATTGTCGTTCCAGCAGGTGCAGAAATACGAACTCGGCCGCAACCGGATCAGCGCCAGCAAGCTCTACATGATCGCAGGCAAGCTCGGCGTGCAGGTCGCCTACTTATTCGAAGGCCTGGACGACACCGGCGACGGTGGCCCGGTGATCGAGGCGGAAACCGCACAGATGGCCGGGAAGATCGCCCGCATCGCCGACCCCGCCCACCGCAGCCGCATTATGGGCTTCGTCGACGCGATCCTCGACCTGCAGCAAGGCGCGGAGGCCGCGGCATGAAGTATGGATCGGTCTGTTCCGGAATTGAGGCGGCAACGCAAGCCTGGCATCCGCTAGGCTGGACGCCTTCGTTTTTCTCAGAGATCGATCCGTTCCCGCGCGCTGTTCTCGCGCATCATTACCCTGACGTGCCTCTGCATGGCGACTTCACAACAATCGAAAGTGGCGACTATGACCCAATTGACCTTCTTGTCGGAGGAACCCCATGCCAATCATTCTCAATCGCAGGATTGCGCGGAGGATTGGGCGATGACCGTGGCAACTTGGCACTCGAATATCTTAGGCTGGCTGACCGACTGCGGACCAAGTGGCTGGTTTGGGAGAACGTCCCCGGCGTCCTGTCATCAAGCGGAGGACGGGACTTTGGTTCCATTCTCGGGGGCATGGTCGAACTCGGGTATGGGGTCGCCTACCGAGTTCTTGACGCTCAGTACGTCAGAACACTGCCATTTCCTTGGGCCATTCCGCAGCGCCGGCGTCGTGTGTTCGTTGTCGGATATCTTGGAGACTGGCGACGTGCCGCAGCGGTACTTTTTGACGGCGAAAGCATGTCGGGGAATCCTCCGCCGCGCCGAGAAGCGGGGAAAGCAGTTGCCCCCACTATTAGCGCGCGCCCTACAGGCGGTGGCGGGCTAGGCACTGACTTCGATCTGGACTGGGGATTGGTCGCAAACTCCGGTGATGTAAGCTATTGTCTTGCAGCAAGCGCACAGCAGAGCCTCGACGCCGAGACCGAGACCTTAATCGCGAGCGCGACTGGCGACGTAAGTCACGCCCTGCGCGCAGAAGGCTTTGACGCCAGCGAAGATGGAACTGGGCGCGGAACGCTGACGATTGCCATTCAAGAGCGCGCCATCAGCGAAAACCATAATGCTGGACCGGATGGTGCTGGCGTAAGGGATGACGGCGCAAGCTATACGCTTGAAGCTAGGTCTGTCTGTCAGGCTGTTGCGTTCGATACCACGCAGGTGACCAGCAAGGGAAATTACAGCAACCCGAAGCCCGGCGACCCGTGCCATCCATTGGCAGCAGGAGCGCACCCGCCTGCCATAGCAACCACATGGGCTGTGCGCCGCCTGACCCCGACAGAATGCGAGCGCCTCCAGGGATTTCCTGACGGCTTCACCGACGTTCCGTGGCGCGGCAAAGATCACGCGCCAGACGGACGGCGATACAAGGCTTTGGGCAATTCATTCGCTGTGAATGTGGTCCAGTGGATTGGGCGGCGGATAGAAATGGTTGAGGCGTTCGATGTTTAAGTGCAAATCCTGCGGCGAAACAAAGCCGGATTCAGAGTATCGCATCCACAAAAAGGGGTATAGGATTGGCAAGTGCCGCGCTTGCGAGCGATCATATCAAAGGGATTGGTATGCATCGCGAGGCGATTATGCTCGCAAGATGAAGCGGGACTACATGGCTCGATTGCGCGCATCCAATCCAGATGCCACCCGCGAAAAGCAACGTAAATGGCACGCAGCGAACCGTGAGAAGAATACCGCCAAAATGCGCGAATATTACGCCCGCCGATTTTTTTGGGCTAAGGCGTGCAAGCTGCGCAAGATGGGAGCTGCCAATTATACTGAATTGGCGCGTCTTTGGAAAAAGCAGCGTGGCTTGTGTGCATTAACCGGAAGACGGCTTTCGCGCGAAAACGCCGAACTCGATCACAAAATACCAAAGTCGCGAGGTGGAGGCGACGAGATTGACAACCTACAGTGGGTGACTGTTGAGGCCAATCGAGCAAAGCGTGACCTCACTGATGGAGAATTTGCTGAGCTTTGCGGAGATGTCATGCGATGGATCGGAGACCGCATTCAGCTTGTTGAAGAACTGACCAAGGAGGGCTGACATGAGCGTCACCCGAGACTATCCCCCGAGACTGATGCCCGCACCGCAGACGGCGCATCCAGTGGATCAGTTTGACGACGACCACTTGGCCGCCATGTGCCAGCCCTTGCGGATCTCAATCGCCTGGCCGAGCTGGCCGCAGGCAGAGCAGCGCATCCGCGGGGCGTCTTCGATCGTTACGCCGGCGATCCACTCCGGGCCGTCGGCACGTTCAAAAATCGTTTCGTGGTGGCCGCAGAGGCATTCGATGTCGAGGAAAGGGCCAGGGATTCGATCGGTCATGCCGATCAGATAGAGCGACCAGCTGCAGCGATCAACGCGGCCTCCTTTTTTATATTCCCTCGTACCATTCAGCGAAACTAGGCCAGCGACTGCAGCAATAAATGTGCAACCAGTTTAGAGCCGCTGCCATGTCCCGCAGGTCGCCAGTGAAATTTTCACCACCTGAGCACTCACGCACACCATCGAATGTAGTTCCGCTTACCTAGAAGAACGGCTCCGCTTGCAGTGGTGATAGCTCACCATCACCTGACCACATGTTCGCAAAGTACAGATAGAATTCGAAGCGAACGTCGCTGAACTGATGAAGGAAAAACCAGTAGTCACTTTCACCACACTGCCCCATTTCAACAAAGTCTGGTCTGGCGCGATGTAAGACGTCTATATGACGGAACGAAATATCGTCCTGCTCATATTCCTTGCGATCAGACCAATCACCATTGGAGAACTCGGAAATATCATAGGTCTCGATGCGATCTACCATACCTCGCTCCTTTTTCAGACCAGAAATCTTTGCACTTTCTGCAAAGATTTCCTCACTCATACTTGGATTCGTTTGAACTGATAGGCCGTAATTGATCGACCCAGCGTTCGCATTTTCCCCAGGCTTCTTCCGTAGCTTCGCTGTCGTGTTCACGAATGGCACGTCGAAGCTTGTCGAAATCACGCAACATTGTTTCGGCGCGCGCTGCTTGCATGAATAATTCAGCCATCTCGCTCGCTCCTTTCTAGGATTCCTCACCGTCATCGACGGTTTCAATCTCGCCGTTGTCCCACCGCTTCTGAAAAGCGTAATAGGCCGCCCGGCTCAGCTTGACCTCTGACAGCGGCTTGACCGCATCGAGTACTTCCTGACCGCGCTTGCCGGTGCGCAGCATCATATCGGCCACCTCGACACGGGCTGGCGTCATTGCCACCGGCCTTCCGCCCTTTTCGCCACGCTCACGGGCGCGTGCGATCCCAGCCCTTGTCCGTTCAACGATCCTATCGAAACTTGATCCACTGGTACGTGATGGCCATGCCAGCGCTCACTTTCTGGTTTCTTCTCTGGCCTATCGAACAGCCAAACAATGAACGAAAACAGCACCACCAAGGAAGCCAACAGAAAATGAAGCATCCGCTCCAAAACCTATAGATTTCGCCCAGTAACCACCAATAGCTGTCAAAATTGCGATAGCAATTCCAGTTCGGATTTCACCAATCAAAACATCGCTCCTTAGCTGGACCGCGCCCGGGACACCCGGACCGCGCTCGCGTTTGCTTCCTGCACCACCATTTCAAGCAGCTCGGTAATGTAGTCACCCACGATTCTCATCGAGAAATTTCTCGATTGCCTTGGCAACAACAGCATTCTGCGGCGGCGGGAAGTCCTGCCGCGCGATCCACGCTTTCAGCCGCTCTACCAGTTCAGGTTCGATGGTGAGCGTCACCATCTGCTTTTTCCGAGCCATATCTTTCATGGCTCTAATCTATGCTTTACGCGTAAACAAGTGTCAATACAGTTATTGACAAGTAATTGCATGTTGGTGCAATGTGCCTGCGTGGATGGGGACCAACTGCTGGGGGACGACCACGAAAACGTTAAGGGTCAGCAGTCTGTGTCGAGGAACAGGCCACCACGTGCGAACCGTGGGCTGTAAATCTGAGGGAGTGACTGGGCGCTCCTAAAATACCCCCAGTCTTAAAAATCCCCCGGAGGCCGACATGGCACTACCATACGCATCGTCCACCGCTGGACAGGCTCGCGAAAAAGAAATCCGCGACACGCTTCGCAGCGTAGGCGCCAGCGCTGTCGGGTTCATGGTTGACGACGACAGAGATCAGATCATCGCGCAGTTTCGACTGCACGGGCGCGAGGTGACAATTCCTGTGCGCGTTGGAGCCTATGCAGATGCTTGGCTTCGCGAGAACAAGAAGGGCCCGAGAACCAAAGAGGCCGATCACATGGCGAAAGCGCGCAAGATCGCGGAGAGCGCGGCTTGGGCGATTATGGCCGACTGGATCAAGGCGCAGGCAGCGATGATGGCCGCCGGGTTCCTCGATACCGACGCCGCTTTCCTTCCCCACATTGCCCTTCCGGACGGCCGGCGGGCGATCGAAGCAATCACCGGTGGCGACCGGCCGATGTTGCCGCCACCGACAAAGTCCTAAAACCGCCGGAGGAACCCATGGAACTATCGACCGAAGCAAAGCGATCATTGGCGGCGTGGTTCGGCGGCGGGGATACAGGCTCGTCATCGGAGACGTTGGCGGTGGCCGCCCTGACAGGCTTTGCACCGGATCACGCGAGCTACCCTCACGACCCGAGCGACTTCGGTCGCTGCGCCCGCCTCATCCATAACGTCCCCGAGGTGAGAGAAGCCGCATTTGCCGCGCTGGCGCAGCACGGGACCGTGTGGCCCCGTCTGATCGAGGCATGGGATGATATCCACCAGTGCATGGCCGAAGAGTGCGGTATTGCGTGTGAGAAAGGTCGGAGAGCGTCAAAGACCTACGAAGCCATGCAGGCGATCATCTACGCGAAGTCCACATAACCCCAGGAGTCCGATTTGACCTGTATCCTAAAGAAATTTGAAGTGAGCGTTGCAGGCTACGGTTCAGCAACATTCTTCGCCAAGGACAAGAACCAGGCCCGCGCCCGGGCATTTCGATCCCTACAGGGCGAAAACGACGCGATCACGTTCAAGCGCTTCCTGCAGATCGTCGGAACCATCGAACAGAAAGAAATGCCGCATGGATTTGGCGCTCCAATTCTCGTGAATGGAAAGCCAGCTCATTTCCTCGAACACGCAGGCGGCAATTCAATCCGGTTCTGCTACCCGGACAGCGATCAGATGCTGATCGTCCATGAGCTGGACGTGAGCCAGCCCGAAACTGTCTAACAATCGCCCGGAGGCATCATCATGATCATCAGGAAAACATGGGAACGTCTTGCCTATGACCGCAAAGGAATTGGCGGACACAACAGGTCCAGAAACTACCTCGACATCTATACCGGATGGTTCCTGTTCGGAATTTTCCCGCTCTACATCTCTCGAGATCGCAAACGCCGCTAATCCAGAAACCGCAACTCACGAAAAAGCCCCGCTCGGAATAACCGGCGGGACTAACTGTGGGGACAGTTTCATATCGAGCACCCACACTGGATGCAATCAAACCTAGACGGGTCTCCTTTCTGTTCTATTGACATTGATGCCGGTTAGCGACCGGCGGCGCATCCAACATCCATAAGCGATAACAGGCTTGCGCCAGCGACCTTAGACTGCGGTCCGCCATCTTCCAGCAGCGCAACGTTCAGATCATTGCGGGCCGATTGTGTACCGTCACAGATCGCGCTGTTTATACCGATCGCGCAGGAACTTATCAGCAGCATCGGCGTCATTCGGAGTATCAGCCTCATCCATCCGCTTCCTTGTTTGCTTGTAATCTTCCAATTCGCGCCGTTCTGCCGCCTGTCGTCCTTCGTGGCGACCATATGCACGGGCCGCGAGGATAGCTGCCAGAAACGTGGCTATGGCGCTCAGCGCTCTGCCAAGACGTGACGAAACCAACCAGGCGATCACGACACTGCCCCGCGCAAACCGATCCCTGCTAGGCCCATATTGATCAGCACAGGCGCTGACAGCCCCGTGGAGTTGCGGAGTGCTTCGGATAGTTCCTGCCAGCCATGAACTGGTTCAAACGCAATCACAAGGCCACATACAAGCGGCGTGACGCTGGCCCACCATGTGAGCGATCTCGGCTTGAAATATCTGTTCACTTCTTACCTCCAAAGATTGTCGCGAAGATTTTCAGTATAGCAGAAAACAGGCTTGGACTGTCGACTTTTTCAACCACATGATCTGCGACAGGCGGCTTCGGTTCTGATTTTGCGTCGTGAACAGCCTTCATCAGCGCAGAAATCGAAACGTGCGCCTTGTTGAGCCCATCGCCTGCATAATAGCTTTGTCCGCGCGGCCGCCTGCCGCGACGGTCCTTGATAGTGCATGGCATACTGGCCCATTCCTTGGAGATGTTTTGTGCAAAGCGAACTGCAGGAATTTCACCGCGCAGATAGTCATTCAGACCGCGGCGCCGCAAGAGAACAAGCGCAACCCTACGCTGGTTTTCTTCGCTGAAACGATCAGTCTGTTTCAGACCTGCTCCTAGATATGCGCCGCGCAATGTATCCTCAAGAAACTGCCATTTTCCAACCGCCTCGCTCATATACTTGTGGTCGATGGAATCCTGCCACGCCAGAACCTCACCAAACGTCATCGAAGTGACTGGCTGCTTCGGTCGATCAGCCTTATCGATGCGTCCCCAGATCGCATTCGGATCGCCTTCGCTTTCCGGCTGCGCAATGAAATCCAAAAGATCGTTCACAGACATCTTACCGTCCCCTTTCGTCCTGCACGGCCTCGACTCGCGTTATGCGCTCTCCATGCACTTGCAGAATATTGGTGATTTCTTTCTGGTTGCTCTCGATGGAATCAAGCTTGGACATGATAATCTTGGTCGGGTCTTCATAGCCATTCTTGACGATCTTCTGCCGCCAATGCCAGATGATCAGGCCGATAAACAGACCCGGAAGCCCATATGCTTGTAGCAGTTCATTTTCCAATGGGGTCACGGTGCATGCCCTCGATCATTAGCCAGAAATGCATAGGAACGAACAGGACACTCGCATAAATTGCGATAACAAACTCACCGCCTGTAAACGCCGCAGAATACGATAGTAGAGCAAACTGAACTGTCTGGATCAAAGCGCCGAACGTCACCATTTTTCGCATGATTGGCCTGATCAAACCTATAAGCGTCATCGCGCTTGCTGCCATCATGATGAAGGCCCAGAATTCAGCATTGAACTGATACGCGAAACTTCCCCATGTCGCCTCAGAATATCCTACCTGATCCGTCATTGAATCTACCCAGAACAGGCACCCGATACCGAACAGAGCGGCCTCGATCATGCAAAGAATTGGACGATAACGATCGAGCTCATGATCGCGTCCAAGGATTACGTGCAAGACATTAGTGTCAAACATACCTTCCCCTCATTCCACCTAAAACTAGCATGTCAAAGCGAACACGCCAACTAGTTGAGCCATTTCCGCCTCGCATATGCTATCGACCAGACGAACAGCGGTCCCACAGGAGCCAATACGCCTATACCTGACACATAACCGCCTGAGATAAGCGCAGCCCACCCACCGACGCCGCTCAGCCACGCCAGCAGGTCAGCGGTGTAGTCATGTTTTGTAGCGCCTTGGTAGCGAAGCTGAATCCACTCCCAAGCGATGATTCCGAACCCTGCGGCAAATATGGCCAAAACCATTGGTATGAGCATCGACGAAACACCAACCAAGGCGGCACCGAAGATGCAGTGCATACCTTGGTTATTGCCGCCCCCGTATGGATCACCGGCGAAGTCGTCTGGTGCGAATATCATGACAACGTCAGTGTACCAGTGCGTACCACTCCGTCAGATCCTTTCAACTTGAACGTCAGCGTCGTATTATCCGTCGCTTCGATTACCACGTCACCGTTATCGACCGGTGTTACGCTGCTGCCAGGGGTGAACCCAAACGTTCCGTTAACGTCGAGGCCGTAATCAGGGACAGTTTCGTTGATAGCCACGCGGCCATTAGCGGCCAGCCGCATCGTTTCGGTGTTTCCGGAATGCAGTGCCACGAATCCTGTTTCTGATCGAGCACCTACCCTGAACTCACCACTGTTGTAATTCCATGACATGATCGCACCAAGGCTATCGCTAGGTGTGGAAAAAGCGATAGCGCCAACGCTCGCATCCGGATGCAGAATGTTTATACCCGTGGCACCACTTCCCTCAACCATGATCTGGTCATTAAAGCCATAACCAGTTGCTCCGCTTGCGCCGCTGTAAACGTGAACCAATTTATCCGGTGTAGTCGTACCAAACCCGACCCTGTGATTGGTTTCGTCCACATGAAGCGTATCGGTGTCGAAGGACACGTCACCGCCTTCAAAAGAGATGCCACCCGTTGTGGACTTGAGATACGCCTTCAATGTGCTTTCTGTGGTAAACGACAGGATAGTTGCATCGTCAGGATCTGCTGCGCCAGTGCGATCTACATAAAGGGACGCAAGATCGTTCCTGAACCCGATCTGGCCGTTGTAAGCAGCGTCGTCTGTGCTTGCATTTCCATCTGCGAAGAAAGTGACCCGTGGCTGTGACGTGCTGTTACGTCTCCCCAACTCAACTATCGGAGAACCTCCGACAACCCTGAAACTGTTATCATATGCGCCAGCGACTTTGGCACGACTAAGGAAGTCGCTATTGGGGGTTCCATCCGTGTACGTTTCGTCTGTTCCAATATACCCGGAACTTGATACAAATCCGTCGCTTCCGTCATTGAAGCTAATGCCGTCATAATGGAACCCGATCTTAGCACCGGTAGTCCTGAAACCAGTAGTCCATTTGGCGTCGGCGCTACCGCGGGCCAAGAATGCATGTCCGCCGCCATTATCTCCAGAATTCGATAGGTCGATCCCGTAGAAATGGAACGGATGCTCATTCCGGTTGAAGTCATCATCGGCCTCTGTGCCGGTATTGTTGAAAAACCCACCTTCGAAGAATGAGCCGGACGTATAGCCAAAGGTTGCGCCGTCTGTTTCCGTCAAGAAAATGTTCGAATTCTGACCCCAGACTTTGTTCAGCGGGTTAATGATGACGTTTGCCCCGTCTCCAGGAGTGCTGGCAACAGCCGCTGCATATGGGTTAACTGCACTCGCCTTGTACCATTGCTCCACAACGAATGTATCAGGCGCAGATTCCGGCGACCAGCTTACCAGCCGAGTGGTGTGTCTGGTCGAACCACCGGTTCCATCCATTGTTCCGGATGTGTCGATAAACATCCCGACGCGGAGGTTCCGAGCCTCTGGCTCAGTCAATGGTGTGGCGATAGTAAAACCAGTCGATGTGAAAGCCGTGGCATTCGTGCCGCCATTGATCTTAACTTGTGTGTTGTCGCCGATGGCTGTGTACAAGGTTGCACTACCACGTTCGTGTTGGTACGCCTGCGTCTCTACTGTGTCCGGGTCATAGCCAGAAATTCCCGCCTCACGGTCACCCAGCGCCCCACTGCCCATTGTCACAGAAAATCCGGCATTGTCTTTCTTGTTTGCGAACCCCCTCATGTGGATGCCACGTTCATTGATTACCGGAGCATTGAGATAGGTCCAGTTCAGGTTCGATCCATCTACTGTGCTGCCGATTCGAACACCCCCGTCTACAAGCCATGTCAGGGATCGCTTGCCGACGTCTAGTGCGGATGTGATAACATACCGGCTGCCGTCAGCCGTCTTGGGGACGAACAACGTATAGCTGGGAAGTTCCCCATCTTCGAGAGTTTCAGGGATTGTGTCGGCATCAGGCAGGCTATCAATCGCCGCTTGGAATGCGGTAGTATGGTCTGTTTCACTGCCGGTCAAGAAAGATCCAACCGAGACGAACCCTGCGGAGTTGATGATTTCGAATCCAGGGATATCTGAGACCGAAGTCGCTCCGCTAGACGCCTTATACCAAACATCATTTGCGGTCACGATATAACCGTCTTGAGATTCGTTTTCATTCGCGATCTGTCGTGCTCGCCATTCCACCAGACGCGCCCGGGTGCTGAAATTGGGACCGGCCTCATAGAATTTCACATCGCCTGCCGTGACGCCATGATTATCAGATGCATCGAAGGCCGCGATTTCATAAAGCAGACCATCTACGACCAGAAATTCACCTTCTTCAACCGTGTGGACGGTGCCAGTGGTATACGTCAGATTCGTGTCAGCCGTGAGTTCCGAATAAGTTTGGAATTCCAGACCAGACCGGTTCAAAATAATCTCAAGATCTGATTTTGCGGGCTGATATGCATCGCTGCGCGGGCTTCCGAATAGTGCGAATTCTACAGATTTACGGGAAGTTGCCATTTGATTTCCTCAGTTTAGATTGTCACGCTTTCAGGGCCTTCGAGCGTTCCCGCAACCCCGCTTGAATTGATGGGCTCGGCCCAGTAGCTCCATCCACCAGATCCAACCCCAATGTCCGTCCAGCTATCGGCACTAGATGGGATGCCGTATTCTGTATGAACCAAAATAGCGTCATTGAAATCGGTGCTGTCATCGGCGCGATAAATCCGCGTTCCGAAATAGTTCGCATCGTTCGGCGCCGTGAAATCGATATCGACATCGAGGCCATTGACCGTGGCAGTGAATGCCGTCAAATCTCCCGGAGCGGTGCTGTTCGCGATAACGGTGATTGTCCCAGGTGTTGTCGGCGCCCAGTCGCCAACACGATATGATCCTGTTCGGTTCCGTGCTTGATATTCATAAGTTTCGCCGTCGATCAGACCGGTCACGCGGACTTGGTTTTCACCTTCTGCTGCGGTTACTATCTGCCATTCAGTTTCACCTTGAACGCGCAACTGCACCTGCTGAACCAGACTTGCGTCCGTTGCTGTCCATGAGAAATCAATTCCGCCCGCATCGACCGTAGATGCGCTGAGACCTGCGACATCAGGAATATCATCATTGTTTGTTACACTCCCGTAATCCGGCCGGGTCGGTTCCTCGGTCGCCGCAACGAAATCGAAATCCGTGGACGAAACGGAATTTGCGGTGAGAGTGAATTGAGAAACGTTCTCGCGCACCAGCTCGCCGACTTCAAAATATTCATCGATGCCCATTTCAGCATGAACGAGACGGAAAAATCTCTGTCCGATTAGTTCATAACCGTTCATACCGATGGTTGCGCGAAGCTGGTATTGAGATCGCTTCATTTTCGCGATCCGTTTCGCGATCCTTGCGGCTTGGTTATGATTGTTGATCATGTATAACTGCGGCTCATCACGAACCGGAATTGTCACATCGTTTTCCACCCAAGTTCCGGATGGCGTTTCGCGCCAAGCGTTTTGGGGTTCGACGTAGGTGACGACCACTTCGTCTACAGCATTAGACCCCCATTGGCCTTCGCTTAGTTCCAGCGCGAAACAATCATCCGCCGAAAGCGTGACGGTCGGTGTGATCCAGCGACCGAGCTTGAACCCGACTTTGCCATCCGTTCGTTCATAGATGAAAGCATCGCAAGCAGCGGCCATCTGTGCGCGCTGGCTCTCGAATTCCTGTTCATCAGAAATCACGCCATTGAGCGTCCAAAGAGCTTGCGTTTCGGATTCAGCATTCGTCACCGAAATATCTGCAACATCTGCTTCATCGCCTACCTCGTCCCAATCGACCTGACGACCAAGGCGATTGACGATCCAATGGGCCAGCACTAGGGCTGCGTTATTGCTGTACCCAGTGGATAAATCTCGCGGATCATAGATGTCATTGGCGCCATCGATGACCGGCGCATATGACCACTGGCGACCATTTGGATAAACCTTGCTGAATTCAGACTGTGGCGGCCGCTTTGCCCAAATCGTTGCGCCAGCCAGACCCTCGAAATCGTGGCTGCTGGTAATCTCTGTGAACGCCGACACAAGGCCTGAATTCGCGGTCTGTCCGCTGCTGCCGTCGAAGGCATCTACCCGTCCGTATCCTGCGATAGGAGCCGTTGTGATGTTCGTCAGACTGGTATCCGTCTCGCTGTTCAACGTGACGACACGTTCATCAAGCCAATGTTCAATGAAACCTTCGATCTCATGCGCTGCAAGGATCGGCACATAATATCGCTTGCTGTCAGTGAATCCGGTAAATCCGAGTGGCCCGCCCTTGCGTGCTCGTCCATAGACATATTCGGCGTATGATTTCGCCTGTGCAAAATTAACCATTCTGTCAGATGGCGGTGGCGTTCCAATCCCTGGAGAAAATAATTTCGCTGCGAGAAGCGATAGGCCGATGCCTACCACTGTGCGCACGAGAAATCCGCCAACCACAGTCCCTGCGAATGATGCGCCAGCGGCATATGCTGCAGTTGCCGCAAGTGCTGATCCGCCGGCAACTCCAAGAGCTCCAGCCAACCATCCGACAACTGGCGCGGCGTGCGCCGGTTCCGGAGTTAGCGCTGTTGTCCCCAGAAGTGCGAGGATCAGTAGTTTACGCCTCATATCCTACGCTCCAGATCGCCTCTGTGCCGTCAGCGCATAGTAGCGGCGATGCAGCACGTCGGTTGATAGTCGTCGTTCCATTCGGTCCCTTGCAGCCCCATGCCGAGCCCATCCAGATCGCACCACACGGGCTTACACGTCCATCTGCATCCCGTGCCAAGATGATAGCCACATCGCCGGGTCGCTGTTCTGTCGTTCGCTCAAGACCGGCTGCAGAAAAATAATGATCGACCACACCGGTCGGATTTCTGAAGAACCCTGTTTCGCGCTGGCAGCTGCCGCGGCTATCATATGTTCCGCGCACGTTCTCTGCCGGGTCAACGCCGCGAACCTGCATGATCCAATCGCAAACGCAGGTAATGCAGTCGCTCTCGCCCCAGATGAACGGAAGCGATGCCCATCTGTGGAGCTCTCGATACAGTGGTGTCATCCGAATAGTTTCTCTTCCTCGAAATCGCTGGTCGGCATGTATTCCAATGATGGATTTGCAGATCCGATCAATCTCGCATGACCTTCCGTGTTCAGGATAATCCGCCTGGCCGACTTGCGATCTTCTGACCACGATTCAAATGACACAGATATGGATCGGTTCTGCGCGCCGTTCGCCGAAAATGTCATGGTTCTCATGATCCGCTGCATCCATTGAATCGGCGCGATTGTGGGAGCATAAAATTCCGCTTGTGATCTGATCGGCTGAACATAGAACGTGATGTTCCGACCGGCCACATAATCCAAACCAAGCGATTTGACTTGATCAACCAAATCTGTGGCATTCGGATCTTGAAAATATGACAGCGTGACAGAACCTGCCGGCGCATTACCGTCCATCGCCAGTTCGAGATTATTCACTGCGATGAGCTGCGACCCATACCAGACATTGCTATTGCTGTCGGTAAATACGCCATCGGTTCCGATGATGAACCTGGCAGTTCCATCGGCTGTTTCGATCGCGCATAGATCAAGTGCAGCAATCACATTTTCTGTCTGGTCATATGTTGACGGGAAAAAGCTCATCGGTTGAGAACCTCCCGAAAATTCAACTTGACGATCGAAGCATATGATCCAGTGTAAACAGGATTTCCCATACTTTCTTCGACGGCTTCAAACAGGCCGACGCCTTGCAATTCTATCGTGTCATCTGCAGCAATCGCAGATCGCAACGGCATTTGAAGCGTGATATCATAGACATATTGCGATACCTGCAGAACGGACGTGACCATGAACGGCCAATCGTTGTGGCTCATGATCTGACCTTCATTCGGGGCCGCGCCGGTGTCGGTTACATCGATGCGAAGCGAAGTCGCTCCGGCTGCAACTGCCGTTACTGCAGTGCATGTCGGATCGTATGAAAATCCGTAGCCATTGCTGAAAAACACACCCTCTGAAAATGGAATTCCGTTCGGAAGATATGTTCCGTTGTACCCAATCGGATCATCCATTTCGATCTTGTATATGCCGACCATCCCTTGGGCCTCGGCACGGATAGCCCGCCATTGTGCGAGTTGCTGATCTTGCAGAAAAACGCTAGGAGTTCCGACCCAGCGCGGAAAAGCATTGTAGACCGATTGCGTGAATCCGCTGTTCGTTTCACCAACAGATTGACCGCGCCATGCGATGTCCCAGGTGAAATCAAGCGATGTAAGCAGGCTTTGTGGGACGATAATGGTCGGACGTTCCATGATCACCCTTTCCGCATAGTGTATTCGTCGATATTCGTGCCAGTGCGCCGATCAGTCGCCCCGATGATGTTCGGTGCAGCCCGAGCTACCACGTTGCCGCTGACCCGTTCGATGACAGGCACGATGTTGCCATTATCATCTACACGAACGCTCACCTCAACAGTTCCGCCAGATTCGCCGGATGACCGCACGCCAAGACGACCACGTCGATCACGCTCAAGCGGCATGATCGCTTCTGGACCGGCCTCCCCCATCAAACCAGCACCATTGCGCATCGGGAATACTGTGGGCCCGGAAACAACACCACCATCAGCGAAAGCCATGACATTACCGCCACTGAAAACATTTCCGTTCGCACTCGCTACCAAAGGACCGAATATTTTACCAAGTCCTATGCTGCTGAACAGTGATGTGAAAGCATTGCTGAGTATTTGATCGGCAAGATTATCCAGAACGCGACCCACTGCTTCTCCCATGCTTTCAGCGCCGCGGATCGCACTGGAAAATGCAGCTCCGAAACTTTCATCGATGGATTTTGCGGCATCTACCAGCGCATCTGTTTTCTTTTCGATTTTATCGATATTCGTGCCCAGAGATTTGGCAGCTCCGAAACTTTCATCGATGGATTTTGCGGCATCTACCAGCGCATCTGTTTTCTTTTCGATTTTATCGATATTCGTGCCCAGAGATTTGGTCGTCACTTCGATTTCTGTGCGAAGCTGTTGTTCTTTGGTCATTTGCTCCGACATAGTGCCAGTTACGGCCCTAGCTGCTCGATTACGTGCCAGTTCCGCTTCGGCCAGAAGGCGTTCTGCTTTCGTCAAATCACGCGTGGCCTCTGCTTCGATGCGTTTTCCCATTTCCGTCCCGAAAGGCATCGCAGCACCAGCCTCGGCAAGTCGCGCTTCGGCTGTTTCATTCATCGCCTGCACTTTTGCGAGTTCTGCCTTAGCTGCAGCAACAGCGCTATCGGCAAGTTTATAATTGCTATTGGCAACATCGATGGCACTGGCGGCTGCGCTTGGTGCAGCAGTTCCATAGAACGCCGCCAATTCGCCGTTCAGAGCAGCAGTGGCAGCGGCAGCATCATAAGAAGCGGTCTCAGAATCATTCGTGTTTTTCTTGAATACCAAGAAATACGACGCAGCACCGGCCACCAGCCCAGCCAGCAACCCCCATGGTCCTGTAGCGGCCCATGCCGCCACTCCGAGCGCCCTCAATGCTCCTGCGGCAGCGCCGGCGGCTCCTACAATCGTACCAAGCGAGGCGACGATATTCGGTATTTGCGTTGCTGCCAGACCGATCATGGCAGATGCCATAACATCGATGTTCTCGGCCAGATAGGACACCGCCGATACGGAAGCTTCAACCGCCGGAACGAACACTGTCAGCAAAGCATTGCCGATGCGCAATCCAATCGTACCAAGTTCGCCAAGCGCCTTATTCAGTCGCTGGGATAGCTGTTTCTGAACCTTGTTCAGCGCCTCATCGGTTGCCCCAGCCTTGTTCGCCATGTCTGCCATGATACCGGAGAATTTCTCACCAGCGCCGCCAGAAAATGCCAGTGCAGCGTTCAGTGCTTCGACTGATCCGAACAGTTGCGCCATCGCATCCGTGTTACCGCCGGTCTTGTCGATGATCTGATCGAGAAATTTAGCGAGCCCCATTGCTTCAAGCGACTGCGCATCAAAAGCAATACCGAGCTGCTTTGCCGCATCTGATGCCTGCTTGGTCGGTGCCACGACACTGGCTATCACCTGCCGTAGGCCGGTCGTCGCCATGGCGGTTGTTTGACCCTGAGTAGTCAGAGCTGCGACACCTGCAACGATCTCATCAAAGCTCACGCCTGCGGCTGCAGCAATTGGCACAACCTGCCCCAGCGCAGACCCCAACTCGCCAACCGTCGTTTTACCGGCTTTCATGCCGACAAATAGAGCGTCGGATGCCTGCGCGGCGGTCAGACCTTGGGCGGAATATGCGTTCATCGCTGTGGTCAGCGCGTCCACGCCTGTCGTCACATCTGTTACGCCGCCAATCGCCAGCTTATTCGCTTGATCCAGAAGTTTCGTCGCTTCTGCAACGCTGCCAGCGCCAGCACTGATCGCCTGATAATACGCTTGGACCTGAGCCGTTGCAGTTCCTCCATACGCCTTGGTTAGATCAATTGCTCCCTGAGTGAGTGCGTCAAGTTCTTCAGGCGTTCCTTCAATGAGCGTGGACGTTTCAGCCAATGCAGAATTGAAATCGCGGGCCACGGAAATCGCCCGTCGAGCACCTTCTATACTGGCGTAACCAGCAGCAATAGCTCCGAGGCCACGCGCGATCTTCGATGCCATACCAGATGTTTTCTTGAATGCGGCATTTACGTTGTCCGAAGACCGCTTGACATCATCAGTCGCGTCTTCAACGCGCTCGGATGCTTTGATGAAACGGCCATACTCATCACGGGCGCGTTTCATCTGCGTGGTATCGACAGCTATGCCAAGCTTCGCAAGATCCATGAATCAGTCCTTGAAACGATCTGTTGGCGCTTT